TTTGTTGCGTAGTAGAGCAAATTCATTGATAATCTTTTCAAAATCTACAACGTCTGCTTCGCCGTCTACAAACTTTTCACAGTCTCTAGATGACAAAGCACGTTGATAGTTTTCAAGATATTTTCTAAAATGTTGACTTTTTAGTCGACGTAACTCTATATTAAGGTATTCGAGAATCGCTTCGATCTCTTGTAATTGACCAAAGCGATTTTCTACTATACCAGGCATAGATGCCGAAGCCTTTTCGATGTTTCCAAAGATCTTACATTCTATCCTTGCTTGCTGTAGCTCAGATTCAAAATAAGCTACAGCATCTGGGATATTAGAAATATCTTTGGATATTTTATCGTACCAATTCATTAGTCCTCGTCATCGTAAGAATCGTCATCGTCGTGATAGTCTTCTTCACTGTCATCGTAGCCTTTTTCGTCTGCGACATAATCAATAGCTTGATCGAGATACGGATCAACGCCTAGCAAATCATCTAACACAGATTCTTTGATACCATAGTCTAATAGTATATCTACAAAATTCTGTGCGGCTTCCTTCTTTTGTTTTTCAGGAATAAATTCGACAAGCGTGGTCCAAAGATCAGCAATCAGGTCTTCTTTCATGGTTAGATAGTCTCCGTTTCAACAGTTGTAATTATCTCTGAAACGGATTTTTCGCCATGATTTGAAATGTCTTCCATGATTTTGTCTAGACCTTCTTTCTCATTCTTTTCCCAAGCCTTACGGAACTGTTTGATGATCTCGCCATCGCTGGTTGTATAGGCCAAAGCATTTCCTTCTTTCTTGAGCATACCTTTAGCTTCAAACAAGTCGACCAGTCCACTATATGGATTCATACCTGTCTCATAAGGAATCTTTACTTGTACACTTTCAAAAGGCTTTGCATAACGAGTTTTCATGATCTTGCAGGCAGCACGGATACCACGTACTTCTGAGATCTTATTGCCATCGTCATCTTCTTTTAGTTTGAGTTTTTTCATAGCAACAACGATACTTGATGCATAGATAAAACCTTGGCCACCACTAATCTTATCGTCTGGATCAAACATATCTTGGCTTGCATAGGTATGGTTTGTAGCTACTAGGCCAATGTTTAGACTACCAAACATATTAACACAGTTTCGCACAAGTGCTGTCAATGCCTTGGGCTTACGACCCATATCACCTTTCAAATCACCTGCTTCGAACTGGTTAACATCCGTTGGAGTCAACAACATACCTAATGAGTCAAGCACAAAAAGTACCTTAGGACGACTGTCTTCAGGCATAGCTTTATATTCTGCAACAAACTCTGTGATAGTCTTTGCTACATCGTCGATCATAGCCATATTAAGTTTCAACAACTTTTCATCGCTAGTGTCGACACCTAGTGCCTTTAGCCAATCTTCGTCTAGAGCATTTTCTGTATCAACCAAGATAACATAAATGCCTTGTGCTTGTGCCGCTTTGATCAAGTTACCTGAACAGATATATGATTTACCTGCTCGACTCGCCTGCAAATACTGTAACTTTGCCTAGCGGAACTCCTTTGTGGAAATCGCCACTGATTAGATAGTTTAATGCATAGTTACCTGTGCCAACCCAATCTGTAGGATCGTTAAAACCTATACTAAGACCTTCAATATTCTTTGTAATAGATTTTCTAAACTTGCTTATATCGAACGGTTTAGTTGCCATAATCAGTTATCCAAATCTTTAGGGTTCCACTCTTTAATGACTGAGATTAGTTCATCTTCAGTGTTACACATAGTCTTAGTGGTCTTCCAATCTTCTTTCTTATCGCGACCGCCGATTTCGACCATCCAACCGTTGTCATAACGATTGAGCGTGATTGATTCATTTACTTTTGATAGTTTATCTAGTTTTGCCATTTTATTTCCCTGTAATGAAGAGAGTGTGAGGAGGTACCTCACACTCTATATAAGTCTTACTGCTTTTGACGATTGCGAATCATGGCCAAGATATCTTGGGCACGACTATTACCATCACCATTTGATGCTGGTGCTTCTGCCTTTGGAGCAGGAGCTGCCTTTGCTACTGGTGCTGGTTCATCATCTGCATCATCTACAGGTGCGCTGGCTGCAGGCTTGTTAGGATCGCCAGTGGCTGCTCCCATACCTGCTGGTTTGAAGTATTGACCCCAACGGTCCATATCATATGGCTCACCATCGACAGATGCTTCAAACATTTCCTTCATTACCTTGAGCTCAACATCGGTTGGCTTCTTAGGTAGGAAGTCGGAAAGATTGAACAATCCATGTGCTTCGATCGCTGCCGCTTCAACTTCAGTCAGTGAACGCTCACGACGGCTCCACTTTGATGTAGAGTAGTCTGCGAACCCACCTTTTGATGTCTTGGCGATACGGAAATCTAGACCCTTGAGATAATCAGTTGGCAACTCATCCAACTCTGGATCCATCAAAGCACTACGGATGATTTGATAGATTTGAGGACCAATGATAAATCTACGGATTGGATTTTCTGGTGTCTTTTCTTCTTTAAGAGGATCTTCGACAATAAACCCTTGGAAGATGTATGAACGCTTCTTCCAATACTTACGACCCATTTCCTCTAGGCTCTTGTCTTTGAACCAACCACGCACTTCGCTGAGAATCGGGCAAACAGAACCGTCATTGTACATTTCAACGCAGGGTACCTGCACCTGTACTTGTTTGGAATCTGTTTCGCCTTTAACGCCAGCGAAAGGTAGTTTGATCATTGCACGTTCTACCCAGAAAAACGTGTTGTTGGGATTGCCATCTGGTAGGAAACGGATTACTGCTTCCTTTCCTTCTTGCATGTTCCAGTGTGGGTAAATGGCGTTGTCGCCGCCTGATGATTGTCCTGTGGACTTTGCTTGTGCTTCTTGAAGTTTCGCACGGATTTCTGCTAGTGTAGCAATTTTAATATGCCTCCTATGTTTTGCCTTAAAA